AGGAGCTAGGGATACATTTATCGGTTGGACTAAAGATAATAAATTTAAAGATGGTAAACTTAAACACACCTCTATCGGTACAACTATATGTTGTGCTCAACCTTTAGGATTTAATTTCTTAGGTGGTAAGTTGGTAGCCGCTATGGTTACATCATCAGTAGTTAGGGATGCTTGGAAGAAGTTGTATGGACAAACCTTAGTTGGTTTATCTACTACATCTCTGTATGGTATNCANTCTATGTACAACTCNATACCACTTTGGAANACATTAGGTTCATCNTCAGGTAAGATTGCTCTTAAACCAGATGACTCTACATATGATGTCTGGCACCAATGGTTAAAAGAAAACCAAACGGAAGAGTATAAAAGACAGACTACACAAAAAGAAGGTGTGGCGGGTCCTCCAACAGGTGTAAAGCAAAAGGTTATCAATATGATATTCAGAGCCGTTGGAGTAAAACCATCAACATATATGCATGGATTTAAGAGAGGTATCTTTTACGCTGATATGTATGAGAATGGTAAGGAGTTTTTACGAGGTGAGATAGAAGAAAAAGATTTAAAGATGAAACAGAAATATATTGATGATAGTGATTACATAATGAATTGGTGGAAACCAAAAGCTATCAAAAGATACACTAAGTTATTTGATGAAGGTAAAATTAAACCAGAGAAGTTATTCTATGGCGACATCGTAGGAAAGACTTGGGAAGAAACTAAAGAAATGTATTTAAGTGAGGTAGGTAGATGAACATATTAAATTTTTGTGAAAATTCAAATAAAAGGCTTGACTTGAATACTAAAAATTTTGTATCTTTAGGTATGAAAAATGAGGTTATAATGAACATAAATGAACTTGGTGAGAAATTTGTAAATCATCTATATAGTACAAATATCAATCTAACTGAAAATAATGATGGTAGATTAGAGAGTTTAAACTCTGAAGATGAGGTTACTGATTCTTTAAGAGAAAATTTTAAAGATATTAATTTCTTAGAGAAAGGACACAATCGTTCTTTTGGTGATATTGATGTTGAAATTGATGGAGTTGTTTATCCTATCAATGTGAAGATGGTTGATGAAAAGACTGGTACTTACAATGGTGGAGGACCTAAAGTTTTTAATTATGTGTTGTTTGGTAAGAAAGATACTAATTGGAAAAGACTTGTAAAGTCTATTAAGGAAAATAAACCTACGGAAGTACATAGTGAATATTTTTACTTGGTGTATTACAAAAGAAGTAATAAGAAACCACAATTTGTTTCTCTAACCGATATAGATAGAAATTCTATTGTAACCAACCCCTCCAATCCAATTCAGTTGAAACAGAATCTAAATTCTGTTGATAGAACTGAAAGTGAAAAGGTGGATTTTATGTTAGAACTTTTTGAGGAAGTTTTATATAAAAGAGCAGAACCCTATTTGTTATTAAAGGATATGATTTGATAAATTTATATAACGATGATTGTTTCAATGTTTTTAAAAAACTACCAGACCAATCTGTAGATCTAGTTCTAACCGATCCTCCATATGGTACAACTGCTATTAAATGGGATAATGTTTTAGACTTTGATAAGATGTGGGATGAATTAGAAAGAGTTACAAAGCCAAAGTCAAATATAATATTATTTGCTTCACAACCATTTACCTCATTAATGATTACATCTAAATTAAAATGGTTTAGATACGAATTGATTTGGAATAAAAATAAATGTGGTAGTCCTGGTCTTGCTAAACATAGACCATTAAAAGTACATGAAAACATTTTGATATTTTCAAAAGAATCAGGAGCTCTTTATAATCCAATTATAGAAAAAGGAGACCCGTGGAAAAGATTTAATGCTGATGGATATGGTAATGGCAAAAATACTCATGGTTATGGTTTTGGTAATAATAAATTTACTGGTGGTGAGAATACTGGAACAAGATATCCTAAAAGTATATTACATGCATCAAGAAATTTTTCTGCACAACAAACTGTACATCCAACTCAAAAACCAACTAATGTTTTAAACTGGTTGATTATGACTTATAGTAATCCAGATGATGTGGTTTTAGATTTTACAATGGGTAGTGGTTCAACAGGAGTATCTTGTAAGTTAACGGGTAGAAAATTTATAGGTATTGAATTAGAAAAAGAATATTTTGATATAGCTAAAAGTAGAATAGATTATGTAGAAGGAAATGTAGTTACTAGAAAACACCACCAGCTTACTACTCAAATTCATAAAGATATGAAAACTATTCCTGATGATAAGTGGGAAAAGAAATGAATATATTTGATTTTACTACAGATAAAGATTATGATAGAGAGTATCCATATAAAATACTTGTATATCCAAACATCACCTATATGCGTGACTTAGAAAAAGATTCCTATGTCGTAGTCTTGCGTAATGTAATCAAAGAACTTAACAAAGTTCGTGATGATATTCATTGGACAATAATGTCACCAGGTGATATCAAAAGTTTAACATTTGAGAATACAACACAGATACCAATCAACCTACCATCTTACCCAAACGCTATGAGATGTCATTTTAACTACAATGAAATCAAAGCGAANCTAAGATGGAAACATACTGATTATGATGTGGTGTATTCTCATCTACCNGAACATACNTTGAATATGACTAACCTATTNGAGAATGATACAAACATCTCCCCNAAGTATGTTGGTTATTGTCATTGGTATGAGGTAGATGAAAATACCAACTATGGTAAGCGTATGCTTATGGATAATTACAATGGTATGTTAGAAATGGAAGAGTGTGGTGTAAATAGTGTATGGTTGAAGGAATTGGTTTTGGAGAAGGCTAAGAAATATTACAACGATGATATTATTTCTAAGTTAGATAAAATCATTCAACCTCATTATCTTGGTATAGATAAAATAAACAANGTAGAAGTTCCAACGAAAAAGAAAACGATTATCTTTAATCATAGAGATAATTACTATACAGGTTGGACATGGTTTATAGATAGCATGGATGAATTATACAAACAACGCCAAGACTTTACAGTATATACCACACTCGCAGATTTAGATAGGCCTTATGCTAAAAGAGTAAGGATAAGTGATAGAGATGAGTACTTAGATTTTATCCGTTCAATGCATGTTGGTGTTGGAACATTTCAGAAGTATTCTGCTTGGTCAATATCAACAACTGATTCACTTAGTATGGGCGTTCCTTACATTCTACCAAACAAACTATGTTATCCAGAAATGGTTGGTAAAGATTATCCCTTACTATATGAGGGTAGGGATGGATTCTTACATAAATTAAATGGTGCGCTTGACGATGATGGTAGTGTGGATAAAGCTAAGACTTATCTTAAAACAAAGATACAAGAGTTTCCTTGGGCTAATAGAGTTCCACAATGGTTTGATGGTTGGAACTTTCTACAACCTGATGCTTTTGATATGATTGGAGATAAAAGTGAATCATATACTAAGATAGTAGATTTTATTCACAAAAAGAAATCGGTAACAAAAAAAGAAATCTTAGATTTTCTTGGCTGGGGTGTGAGAATATCTTTCAGCTCTTATCGTAATAAATTACGAACAGAAGATACAATAAGATTTACAAAAGATAGATATGAGGTTATATAATGTTAATAGTAATAGTTTATAGTGAACAATTTACAGACAATGCAAAATCACTTAGCGATGCTGTAAAGAAGAAATGGCCAGACGCTGGTGTAAATCTTATGGGTACATTTGGTAAAACGGAAAGTTTTAGTAGATATCAGGTACAGGTTGGTAGAGATATAATATATCATAGTGATTCTGTAACAGATAATAATTCGATAATAGATTTAATTGAGGAGAGGGTATAATGAAACAACTTACAGAACAACAAATTGTAGATAATTGGAATAAGTTAATACAACTTATTGAGAATACATTCGATGGAGAACGAAAAGAAAAGCTCTTAGAAATGTATAAGTATTTTGAGAACAGAATGTCAGTAGCACCTGCTAGTGGCAAAGCGGCTTACCATAATGCTATGGTAGGTGGTTATGTAGAGCATGTGCTACATGTTACAGATTGTGCTCTTAAAATCAAAAATCTTTGGGAGTCTGAAAGAGCTATGATTAACTTTACAGATGAAGAGCTTATCTTTGCTGCTATGCACCACGACTTAGGTAAAGTTGGTGATTTAGATGACGACTATTACATTCCACAAGATTCGGAATGGCATCGTAAGAATAGAGGTGAGATATTCAAACACAATCCATCTCTTCAGTATATGACTGTTACAGATAGAGCTATCTTTATCCTTAACCACTTTGGTGTTAAGATGTCACAATGGGAATATATCGGATTAAGACTAACTGATGGTATGTATGAAGAAGCTAATAAGTCTTACTATATGTCTTATAATCCTGATTGGTCGTTAAAGTCTAATATAGCTTACATCTTACATCAGGCAGATATGATGGCTACACACATTGAGTTTGACGAATGGCAACGCAGTGATGAAGAAGTTAGTAACAACTTTAAGAAAGCAGTAGTTACAGAAGAAAAACCACAGCCATCAGCAAAGATGAGTGAGAAATCACAAGACCTTTTTGATGAATTATTCGGAGAAAAGTAAATGTTTTTAGAAATAAGTCTTGTACTAGTATCTATTTTATTTTTATCTTCCTGTTATGTAATATGGAACATAAACACAAAGTTAGAATTTCTTGAAGATTGGATTTCTGATTTTATTATTACAATAGAAAAAGTACAAAAAGAATTAAAACAGATAGATTACAGAGGTTCGTTTGAAGCTGATGACGAAACAGGTGTAATCTTTCAAGAAATTAAAACAATAGTAAGTCAATTAAACAGATTCAAAGGAGAAGAACAATAATGGCAACAGCAGTTACATCAAGTATCGCAACCAAAAAACCAAAACCTGTAGTTAAAAGAAAACGTAAAAGAAAGAAGAAAGGTAAAAACTATTACTTCAATCAAGGAACTGAGAAAGCTATTATCCGTTACAACAAAACGGATGATGCTGGGTTGAAGAATATTATCTATAATGAACACATAGCTAAAGCCTTTGATAAGTTAGCTGAGAACATTATACATACATTTAAGTTCTACTACTTTGATGTATCTTCCGAAGAGGTAAAGCATGAGGTGGTTTCTTTTATGGTTATGAATATGCATAAGTTCAAAGAAGGTAAAGGTAAAGCGTTTTCCTACTTTAGTATCGTAGCTAAAAATTATCTTATCTTACATAACAATAAGAACTACAAAATGGGTAAGATACACTCACAGATGGATGTTTTAGATTACAAAAGAAACATTATGGGTGAATCACAAGACTCCGAATCTGCTCAGAAAGCTACCTTATTTGTAGACGAACTACAGAGATTTTGGGATACCAATCTAACTAACATCTTTCGTAGGGATAAAGATATTAGGGTTGCTGATTCTGTACTACATATCTTTCGTATCAAAGAAAATATAGAAAACTTTAATAAGAAGGCTCTATATATACTTATCAGAGAAATGACTGGTTCAAATACTCAACATATAACTCGTATAATCAATGTTATGAAGAAATATAACAAACGATTACAATATGAGTTTGATAAGCATGGGATGGTTGATGTGAGTCACACCGGCTCCTTAGTCAACGACTAATAAGAAAGGGAGTTTTTACTCCCTTTTTTTGTGCCTCTTAATATTTATATATAACCACAAATCTATATAAATTTATCAAATGGAGTATATTATGGCTAATGATTATGAGATATTTGAGGGTAAATCTTTGTCTGGTTTATTTAAGGATATATATGAAAACACAAAGACTAATAAAACACAATTAGAAGTTCTTATGAAAGAGGTAGTGGGTTTTATTAAGGATGGTGATACAGCGGTTCAAATAATCCCCATGCTAAAGGAGTATTTGGAAATTAATGTAAAGAATGACGACCAATTAGTAAAGGTAGCTGCTATCGTACAGAGAATTATAGCTGCTGAAAACAAAGGTGGTTCTGAAGAAGAGTTCGGTTTATCAGAAGCTGAGAAAGAACAACTTATGGGTGCGATAGAAGATGCGGCTACTGATTTACAAAGTCACTCAGATGAAATCACAGAAGATATGAAAAGGATTGAAAATTAATGCCATTTTTCAAAAGTAGAAAAAGTAAAAATCGTAGGACAGATGGTACGGGATTTCTGACTTACTCAGACGCTTATCAGTTGATAAAAGAAAATATCGATGAAGCTGTAGAGTTTTATGAACTAGAACCTGCAATTGTAACTCAAGTTTTACTAGACCCAAAAGACTTTCCGAAAAAATCGACACCTACCGGTAATGGTAAGATGCCAGACTACTCTTTCTTAGGAACCGTAAGAGCTAGATTTGTAGAGAGTCAAGATACTGGTGATGAGATTGATGATTACATAAAACCATTGTCACCACATATGGTAGCCTATCCTTTAATCGGTGAAGTCGTAAATATAGCTAAGCATGGTAATCAGATGTATTACTACCAACCTTTAAATATGAGAAATCATGTCAATATGAACGTAGCTAACAATGTTCCTACAGATCCAAAAGTTACAGCACAAACCACAGAACATAATAGAAACCTGCTTAGTGAATATGGTGATGTTGTTATAAATGGTAGATTTGGTAATGGTATAAAGTTTGGTAGTGATCCTTTCTATCAATATCCAGATATAAAAATTACAAACAGACAATCAGTACCACCTCAGAAGATACAAGACGAACACTACCCACATCTACAAAATATAAATGCAGATGGTTCATCTATTTTTATCACATCAGGTCCAGCTAGAGAGGTTGATGCTTTAATACCAGCTACAACAACCTTAACTACTCCTGATGTATTGGATGGTGATATGATTACTCTTAACTCAGACAGGTTGGTTTTTAATTCCAAAAAAACAGACATACATATGTTTGCTAGAAGAAATTTAAATCTATCAGCTAATGAAGAGATAAATTTAGAATTAGGTATAAATGCTTTTGGTGGTAGAATATCGTTAGGTGATGCTGAGTCTACCAATCCAATGGTTTTAGGAAATCAGTTAGAAGATTTATTTGAAAAATTATTATCAGCAATATCAAGTTTTTCTAACTCTACATCAGGAGCTACGGGAGTGGAACAGATATCAGATGCGGGTGAGGTATTGAAAAAGGATATTGAAGATATATCCACTAATATGTTACCGAAGATATTAAGTGATACGGTTTACATAACAGAAAATCAAATGGATGAAATAACTTCTATAAACGAAGTAGAGGGTGAGGTTGAAAGGCCTACTCAAGTTGCTGGAGTAAGGGGATAATTATGAGCGCTTTATCAGATAGAATTAAAAGAACAATACAATCTGTATTCGATTTACCTAGAAAAGATATAGAGACTAAAGTAGATGCAATCGTATCCGCAACAAGACAGGGACAATCTCAAGGACAACAGGTCAAAGATATACTACAAACCATAGAAGACGTTGAATCAAAAGTCGAAACAGTTCAAGGTTTGATAAAGACTGCTGATTCTGTGTTGAAAAGTCTTAACGCTGCTTCTAAAGTTGCAGAAGTTGGTGAGAAAGCAGCTGCTACGGCATCAGCACTTAATCCAGCTGCTGCTGCCACAGCATTAGTTCAAAGAACCATAAGAGAAAAGGTCAATAAGGAAATAGAAGAGGGTAAGGACGCATTAAATGTAACACCAAACCTAATACAAAATTTTAATAAATTTATTGCGGATACAAAGAGTAAGTTAAAAAAAGTAAAAGCAGAACAAGAAAAGAAAAAAGCTTTGCGTGAGCAAAGAAAGAGAAAATTAAATTCTTAATATTTATTATATAAATAGGAGTTATCATGTCAAACACTAAAAAAATAGTAGGTTTAATTAGAGAAATAGTTAAACAAGAGGTACAAAAAGAGGTAAGAAAGATACTTATTAGTGAAGGAGCTAAGGCTATATCTAATAATGTAAATGATGTGCCTGAAGTAATACCTACACCTGTTCCTCAAAAAGCTAAACCTAAAGAAGTAAGTTATACTAAAAACCCTACACTAAATAAGATACTAAATGAAACCGCTCGTGGAGAAGAGTTTGAAGAGTATCCAACAATGGGTAATGGAACATTTGATAGTACAAAAATGGCTGATGCTATGGGTTATGGTAGAATGTTAGGTAGCGCTGAGGATAAGAGAAAGATGGGAGCTTTACAAACAGCACAAGCTGCAGGTGTAGATACATCAAGTGAAGCAGTACAGAATGTGATGCAAGACTTAACAAAAGATTATAGAGGTGTAATGAACGCATTAAAAAAGAAAGATGGTAAATTATAATGGGTGTAATTGAAAACGATTTAAATGAAGATACATATATTGGATTGGAGTTACCACTTACATATACGCAAGATGGTTACTTTAAAAGAACAAAAACAGCTTTAGAACAAGCTAAATCCAATATCAAAAATCTTCTTCTTACCAACAAAGGTGAGAGGTTAGGTAATCCTACATTTGGAACAAACTTACTTTCTTTAGTTTTCTCACAGGAAAACACAGATTTAGAAAGTAGGGTTGAGGAGGAAATTAGAGCCGCTATGAGTGAGTTTTTACCATTTATAAATATTGTTAGTATAGAAACTAACTTTTCAGATATTAATAAAGATACAGCTATTGTTAATCTTAGATTTTCTTTGAATGTAGATGTAACATCAGAGGAAAATCTAACTTTAGATTTTTCAAATTACAGCGGAGTTTTTTAGGAGAAATTAAATGCCATATTCAGTAACTAAAAAATCAGTAAAAGAGGTTAGATATCTAAATAAAGATTTCACATCTTTCAAAGATAATCTAATTGAATTTACAAAAATATACTTTCCTAAAGCATATAATGATTTCAATGAATCATCACCAGGAATGATGTTTATTGAAATGGCTTCTTATGTGGGTGATGTTCTTTCTTACTATGTAGATAATCAGTTCAAAGAAAGTCTACTAGCTTTTGCTGAAGAAAAAAGAACTGTTTATAATATGGCTCAATCATTAGGTTATAAACCAAAATTATCTTCAGCCTCTACAACTGATATTGATGTATTTCAAACAGTTCCAGCAACAGGAACTGGAACAGGAGCTGGTTATGTAACTAAGCCTGATTTAAATTACGCTATGAATCTAAAAGCTGGTATGGAAATTCAATCGGAAACAGGAATTTCGTTTGTAACCACAGAGGATTGTAATTTTAAATTTTCAAGTTCTTACGATCCTATGACAATTTCTGTATATGAAAGTGCCAATAATATACCGGTAACTTACTTATTAAAAAAAGGTGTTAGAGCTTCGAGCGGAACAGTGGTTACAGAATTTTTTACTTTTAACGCAGCTGAGAAATATAAGAGAATAGCATTAGCTAATCAAAATGTTTTAGAAATAATTTCTTGTAAAGATAGTGATGGTAACGATTGGTATGAGGTTCCTTTCTTAGCTCAAGATACAGTGTTTTCTGATATGGAAAATAAAGTGGAAAATGATGACCAACTATACACATACTCAGACCAAGCTCCATATCTACTAAAACTTCTAAAGACATCAAGAAGATTTACTACATTTATCAGAGAAGATGGTAGAACTGAAATAAGATTTGGTGCTGGTACATCAGATAGTCCTGATGAGGAGATAGTTCCAAATCCTGATGAGGTTGGTTCTACTTTACCAGGTTCACCAACTTATCTGAATACAGCTTTCGATCCTTCTAACTTTTTAGCTACTAAAGCTTATGGTCAAGCTCCATCTAATACAGAACTAACAATCACTTACAGATATGGTGGTGGTGTTGGTAACAATGTTACAGCCAATAGTATTAGAAGTATACAATCTGCTAATATAGAATTAGACGAAACATCTTTGAACGCGGGTTTAGCAGCTACAACAAAAAATTCTATAGCGATAAACAATCCTTTACCAGCTGCTGGTGGAAGAGGTGCTGAATCTATCATAGAGGTAAAGAACAACGCATTAGCTTACTTTCAAGCTCAACAACGAGCGGTTACTAAAGAAGATTATATTACAAGAGTTTATGCACTACCACCTAAGTATGGTAATGTAGCTAAAGCGTATGTAGTACAAGATAGTCAGTTGGATAGTAAGTCTGGTGCTAATTCAGATTCACGAATAGCAAATCCTCTAGCTCTGAATATGTATCTTTTAGGATTTGATGCTAACAAAAGATTGACTACAGTAAATCAAGCGGTAAAAGAAAACATACAAACTTACCTAACACAGTTTAGAATGGTTACTGATGCTGTTAATATAAAAAACGCTTTTGTAATTAACATCGGTGTAAAGTTTAATTTACTAACGAAAGTTGGATACAATAAAGATGAAGTCGTTCTTAGAGCTATAGAGGTAGTAAAGAACTATTTCAATATTGATAACTGGCAAATCGGACAACCAATCGTTCTTGCAGATTTAGCTTACCAACTATCATTGGTTGATGGTGTATCAGCAGTATCTCCTCCTGAAGAGGATAATCCAAATGGTCATCCTGTACTGATTACTAACAAATTCAAAGTTAGTGGTGGATACTCAGGAAATGCTTACGATATGGTAGGTGCTACAAAAGATGGTGTTGTTTATCCATCGTTAGACCCAAGTTGCTTTGAATTAAAATTTCCAAATACTGATATCGAAGGTAGGGTAGTTGGTAATACAACAGGAGGTAACTAATGCATTATTTTGTTTTTCCAGAAATAGATACGACTTTATACGAAGCTAGCGGTAGTGGTAATACTGGTTTAGATGAGATACTAGAAGTTCAGAAGAAGATGAGTAATTCAGGTGGAAACATCAAAGTCTCTCGTATTTTGATAAAATTTGATATTAGTGAAATTTCATCTTCCATAGTAGATGGAACGATAGCTACGGATGCTAAGTACTATTTAAATATGTATGACGCTGGTTCTGAAAATTTGGATACTAGCCAGTCTCTATGGGCTTACCCTATTAGTCAGAGTTGGGTTGAGGGGCAAGGAACTTTTAATGACAATCCTCAAACTTTGGAAGGATCTAGTTGGAATTTTAGAGATGGTATTACTCAAAAAACTTATTGGTTGAGTGGTTCTGAAGCTGCTGTATCGGCTTCAGGAGGTGCATGGCACACAGAGGTTTACGCTTCACAATCTTTTAAATATGGTTCTGATGATATGAGGATGGATGTAACACCCATTATGAATAAATGGTTAGATGGGACATATACCAATCATGGTTTTATTGTAAAAAGAAGCGGTAGTTTTGGAAACTTAGATACTAATGTTGATGAAGGGAGTCAAGACAGATTAGGTAACTTCAAATTCTTTTCAAGACAAACCAACACAATATATCCACCAAAGCTAGAAGTTGAGTGGTACGATACAAAATTCAACACAGGTTCTTTGAGTGCTTTGAACTCTACTGATTTAGATGACTTACAGGTGTACATGAAGAATCTAAGACCAGAGTATAAAGAAAGTTCTAAGGTAAAGTTTAGACTATGTGGTAGAGGAAGATACCCAACAAAGTCTTATTCAAATACATCTTCTGAGTATTTAACACAAAAGTATTTACCAAGCGGCAGTAAAAACAACATTGGTGGTGATGGTGCTTACTATTCAGTATTAGATAGTCAAACCGATGACGTTATAGTACCATTTGGTACTGGCTCTTTGATAAGTTGTGATTCAACAGGAAACTATTTCAACCTATGGATGAATGGATTACAAGCAGAAAGATATTACAAATTTTGTTTTAGGGTTGTAAGCGGTAGCAATACCACAGAGGAAACCATACAACATTTTGATGATGATTTTACATTTAAAGTAGTGAGATAAAAAATGCCTTACACACAAGAGGAATTAAAAAAACTTTCGTTTTACCAAAACTTGATTGATGAAGACGAACAGCAATACTTACAAAACAAAGCAACTTTGGAGTTGAGGGCTAACTATTCCGGTTCGGCTAATCAAGGTGCTTTGATAAGAGATAGTTCAGATACAATTTTACTTTTTGAAGACCCATACAAAAATCAATTACTAGAAGATGAATCATCAAAAATAGTTCATGGTTTAAGGGTAAATAAGTTGAAGACGGATGATTCCATAAATCAAATATTAAATAGAGAATTTAGAGAGTTGTAATGTCCAGTAAATTAAACGACAGAGATAAATCGCTTTTAGATGGTAACCTTTTTGATATTGTAGGTAATAAACCCTATGAGAACGGAAAATGGGGAACTCAAGAAAAAGATTTTGTTTACTTAGAAGTTTTAGATAGTAATGGAAATTTAATAGAATATACAAATTTACCTGTTTCACAATTTATAGTGAACTCATCAAATGATAATATAGAGTTTTATCCTGGCTCACATATAAGGAGTTTGGGTTTTGAAAGTGGAACATTTACAGTAAGATATAACTTTCTCAGAAAATTAGCTGGTGACGAATCAGCAGTTCTACTTCACACTTTGGATAAAAACGATACTAAAATCGGAGATGTTTACACTAACACCAACAAACTATACATAACAGATGATGGTGTGGTTTACAATGTGACCGAACAAGAATTTAAAGACAGCCCGTCTACTGCAGAGCAATTAGCGGTAGAAGATTTAAGATACCAAATTGATGAGATATCACCTAGTAGAACTGAAGTAAGATTGAGAGCAAAGAATATAAACAGTTCCTACATAGATGAATTTATTAATATACAAACAAAGAATAAATACGAAAGCGTTATATCTAAGATAAATTTTATTGGTAGTAATCCATATGAATCTTTAACATTGACTCTTACGCCTGAGGAAAATGGTTTTCTGTTTACACAACAAATGGTAAATGGTACTTTGACTTTACCGGATGTTTTCAAAGTGGACACAATAGAAAGTGCGGTTAGGTCTGATTTTAATTTAATTTCAAACCCATCGCTAGAAAATTTAAGGTTGGATAATAACAGTAACGTAAAATTTTACGGTGATAGTAAAGAATGGGATCCTGATTTACATGAAGATGCGGTAAGAGCAGAGGGTTGGACTTTAGGTTATAGAAGCAATACTCAATTTGGAATGGGTGGACTATGGGAAGGTACGGCACATTTAGGTTATCATGCAAAGGTTGTACAGAAAGAAGGTATCGGTGGTGGTAATTGTATAAAATTTACAGACAATAATGATATATTTACATCATCACCTGAATGGCCAACAGGATATCCTTACAGACTGCAACTTATAGGTCAGTATGGTTTACCTAAACTTAGCGGATTAGGTGCAAAACCTGGTGACTTCATAAACATTAGAATGGATATAAAAAGTACAAAAGCAGGTAAAGGAGTTAATACTGCGATAGCTTATGCTGGTGAGCTCGAAACAGAACCACAACCTACTGGCTTACCTAATGGTTACTACGATCCAAATAATTCAGGACCAACAGAATCTAAACCAACTCAACCGCCTGCTCAATATGAACCATCGCCTGAAAATAATGAACCCTATCCTGGTAATGATATACTATCTATAGCAACAACCTATCCACAGGTAGTTGTTGCAGGTGGATTGAAGGTTGAAGAGAATGGAACTTTGAGGCAGGCTAGAGTAGGAGATACTACAGCGAATACAACAATAGGTGGATTAGGTAATTGGAAACTTTTGATTGCTAGTAGGGAATCCGATATGGGCGCGACTATAGATGGAGTTGAGTACGAAGGATATGAATACTATTGGGTAGAGAACTTAGGTGGTAATCTAGCTGAAGGAGCCGAAAGCGCAGGTGGAGAATGGATTTGGGATGGTTACGCTTGGAATCCAGCTCCGGCTTTTACTAATACACCATCTTCTATCCCACAGACAGTCAATAATCCAAATGCTATTAATCACAATCCTTATGTGAACGCAGACCTTAATCCACAATACGAAGGTAAAGCTTACTATCCAAGAAATTCTTTTCGTGGAGAGAACAGAGGTTGGCAAACAGGTACATTTATAGATTTGTCTGCAAAGGAAAAGAATTTCTTTCATTCTCCTAGTGGTGGCCCAACCGCTAATAATACTAGCACAACTATGTTGTTGAAGGATGATTTAATTTGGACTACTCAATATCAATATACTACTGATAGTAGTAAATTAAATTTATTCGCATTCGATCGTATTTTTCCTGATGTGAGGGAAGTTATAGTTGATGCATTAACTGGAAAAACTTTATATGATGATATTTTTGAAAAAGGATACATCCAATCTATGACTAGAGCTGAAGGTGGGGGATTCATTATTTTTTACAATAATGGTGATGTTGATGAAAATGGTGCACCATCAGATGATTCTAATAAATGGTTTTCTATGGACAAAACTAGTAGCTCCAGCAAACTTTTTATAAAGAATACAATTGATGGTAGTGTCGTACATTTACTTTCAGAAATAAATGAACAATTAAACCAAAAAGTTTTACAAGCTCCTAAGAGATTTGAGGTTGCTTTTTCTGCAGCTGAGCAGCTTCGCTTTAGTGGGGATACTTTTAACATAACAACACCACTTTTAGTACTCTTTGTAGGTGATGAATTAAGTTTTATCGATACGACACGACCTGAAAACATATTTTCTCAGAATTTACAATTTGGAAATTATGGTGGAGCTGGTGCTTCAAACTTTCCTGGTATATCGGATACGGTTTTTCCTGATGTGGTTATAGGCAGGGGTGGTTCACATAACTCTAATGATAGAGAAATATCAATGATAGCGATAACAAATAATGACGCTGATACAGCCCAAAGAGTTTACAAGATGAGAAATTCTACAGGTCCTGCTTGGGGAAATATACAGAATAGATTTCTTAATTGCGGTGTAACTGGCGCAAATGGAACTCCATTAAGTTATGGTGTAAGAAATCCAATTGCGGTGAACTTTGGTTACATTGAAAGCTTTGAAGGTGAACAAGCTAATGAGGAAGATGGAGATGATTTGCGATTTCCACTATACAATCCACAACCAAGAAAAGGAAGTAGCGATACTGCACTTGTAGCGCCTATATACGATGATGGTAGCGCTAACTATGGTGACTTTAGTCTTAATCCAACTAAGATTGGAGCTTTAAGTCCAGAGGAACTATGGATATGGAATGGCTCGGAGTGGGTTGATAACGTTCCTATGCCACCACGATACGAATATGAAGAAACAGGTAGAATTACTGTAGCGCCAGTTGAAGCTGGTGTGTGGGAAACAATAGAGGTTAGTTTTATAGTTCCAGCTGATTGGACAGTTGACCAACCTTGGAACTTTTGGTTATATGGAAATGGGAGAAATGCTGAAGGTTATGAAAAAGAACAAGGTATAGTATGGGTGGATAATGTTTTTATTGATGTCACATATAAAGACCAATCGGAAACAAGAGATGTTCTACGACCTTATCAGGCTCAGATTAATTCTGTTAGTTCGGATGGATTAACTATTCAGGTAGATAAAAGTTATAAAGAAGTAGCTATAGAAGAGGGACAACAAGATATTAATGAAACCATCGATGGATTTCAACCACCTGAATTACCAGATTACTTTAATAATTTTTTCGTAACCTATTTTAATTTAAATCCTAAAGATTTGAGGACATATTTGAAATTTGATAATCAGATGTTTCTAACAACTAATTTCAAACAAGATGTAATTTCAGTCACAGAGTATCCAAACTCTATAGTTTACAAAATGTACGAATCATTACCACCAAACTTTCAAAGGTTTGATGAGTGTATAGTTGTTAAAGAGATGGCCAATCCTTTAGAAGAGACTATAAATATTGTAGATTTTGTGCCTGAAGAAGAACCAAAATTAGTTTTGAAAACTCCTGATTTGAAAAATGCAGAAAGTCCTATACAAGCAAGATCTAACAATTACAAAAATACAAATGAAATACTAACAGATGATTCTGTCATATCTTCTGAGTTAAGAAATCAATTTTTAAGTCAAAGTTTAGATAGTGTAGAAATAAATACAGACTATTCTCGTTATGAAAACTTTATAAACTTTAGTTCTATAGAGAAAAGAATTAGAAATTTTAAAACAAAATTAGAGAATATAGAAAGTTACAAAGTAAGTAGTGCGTCTTATGTTGGGGTTAGTGGTTCATCAAGTGATTTAAAGCTCTATCACAATAAGATATTAGAAACTAAAAATAATTTAGACGACTTTGAAAGTTATATGTATTTTGAAAGCTCTTCTTATGTTAGTGGTTCACTGGGACAATTCTATGATAACTCGTGGCCTAAAACAGCTGGTGATGGAACACCTACAAACCCTTATGTATTAGCTGGTACTAATTCTTCTAAGGGTAGAGTTTGGTTTAACAACGCTATAACATCAGCTTCTCTATACGATAATGAAAACAATAATAAGCTAAGTAGCTTACTTCCTGAACATATAAAGTTTGATGATTCGAATCAAGAGTATCTAACTTTTACAGATATGGTCGGACAACACTTTGACCATATTTGGGAATACATAAATGCACTTTCAGATACATACGATAGAAGGGATAAGTTAGATGAAGGATTATCTAAAGAGTTACTTTACAATGTAGCTAGGTCTATGGGATGGCAACTAAACGATGGAAAAGATTTGATAGATTTACCTAAATTTGCATTAGGTAAAGAGGTTACCGGTTCATCTTATTCTAATTACTCCGATATAGCAGAAAGAGATATATCGCGTGAGATTTGGGGTCGTATAGTAAACAACATGCCTTTCTTTTTGAAGAATAAGGGTACTGTAAGAGCTTTAAAAGGTCTTATAAACATTTATGGAATACCATCTACGATACTAAGAGTTAAAGAATATGGAGGCCCAAATGTTTCCGATGATGAGACTCCACAATTTGAGATAAGAAGAAAATTTACAAAGGCTTTGGATTTTAGAGGTGGGCAATCAGTCAAAACTGCTTGGGCTAATGATGGTTCTTCTGGCAGAAAGCCAGATACAATAGAGTTTAGGTTTAGAGCTGCTACTGGTTCAAATCAAATACTGATAGAAAAACAAGACTCAAACAATCAAGACTTTTTTATCCGATTGAAAGATAATGGTTCTTCCGATAACTATGGTTTTGTTTCGCTTATGTTATCAGGTTCAAGAGTTGGTATCGACCAAGGTCAGTATAAGGAAATAACATCATCTGCTCTACCGATATATGATGGTGATTTTTATTCTGTTATGGTTGCTAGAACATCAGGTAGTAGTAATGTAAATGTATCACAATCATATCAACTAAATGTTGGTAAATATGATGCTAGTAGAAGTAAGATACATCTTTACAGTACATCTACTATGGATGTTACGCAATTACCATCAGCATCATTTAGTAATGCTTGGACAGGTAGTGGTGATATATTCATAGGTGGACAAGCTGCTGTTACAGGTGTTGGAGCTAGGTTTAGTGGTTCTATTATGGAGTATCGTCATTGGACAGAAACATTAAATACATCATCGTTTAAGAATCATATAGCTAATCCAAAAGCATATGATGGTAACAGTGTTTCTTCTTCATACGAAAATTTAGTGTTAAGATATTCATTTGATGACAACAAAAATTTAGGTTCCGATACAGAAGGCATTAGAGATGTTAGTGCTAATCAAACTAATGCATACTCTGGCTCACATAGTGGATTTTCAGGTAACTTTTTTAGAAGTGTGGTTGATGAACAGAAAACTTTTATACCAAACATTGGTGCATTGAGAAGAAGTACTAATAAGATTAGGATAGAAGACAATCCTATAAAAGCTGGACAATCATTGAATCCTGATAGAAGGGCTACTAAAAGCGCTTATGATAGTGCACCGAATGACTCTAACAAAGTTGGAGTATGGTTTGCTCCAACCGATGTCATCAATAATGATATAATTGATTCGGTGGGTGATTTGAATTTTGAAAATTTCTTAGGAGATCCAAGAGATAGAAAAAAACTTTCTTACAGTGGATTAAACAATGTAGCTGATAACTATTGGAAGAAATATACAGCACCAAATAACTTTTGGGATTATATGAGATTGATAAAATATTATGACCAATCTTTATACCCACAGTTAAGAAAACTAATACCTGCTAGAGCAAAGCCAGATATTGGTTTATTGATAGAACCTAATATTTTTGAGAGACCAAAGGTAGTAGTTGGTAAAAAACCGACTGCTGAAAATAAATTTTATAGTGCTTCTATAGATGTTTCTAAAGAAGTATTAGTTATAACAGGTTCTTACAATCATGGTTCTCTTGTAACAAGTTATGAAGCATACGATGGAAAAATAAACATCTATAGTTATGAGACTGGTTCTTCTGTTGTTTCTTCAAGCGGTGAAAATCTACTAAAAGAAGCTAGTGGTTCAGAAGTAAGAGATTCTTTTATGGATAGGAGTATTTGGCAAAGATTAGGTGAGGGTGATTACTCAAATGTTACGATGTCTTTTGGCGATACATTAGAAGGAGTAAAGGGTGGACAGCAGAGTATTATTAGTGGTTCAAGAGTATACGGAATAACTAAAAGAGTAATGCCATATTATTCATCATCACTAAGTGCGTCTAAGTTTTTAAATTACTCTTCATCATTAGAAGATGTAGATTTAGATAATTTTAGTGGACTAACACAAGGATTAAGAAACTCTTTTTACTTAGGAGCAACTAATAGTTCTAAAACAACATCAGATGGTAAATCACCAATAGAAGTGATAATATCAGCACCAACTAAATTGGTTACAACCGAAGAAGGTGAATCTACACTAACGACAGGTGATGGTATAGTACCAGATTTTAAAGAGGATGGTAAAGATGAAAAACAATTGATGGAAACTTTTGAGGAAAAAAGATTAAGAATTAAAAAGAAAAAGAAAAAGAGAGGTATGAAAAAATTGAAGGCTAGGCCTGAAACTGATAACGACAGAAAAAAGCAATTAAAATTAGATAAAGTAAAAAGTAAAATAGCTAAAGGGGAGCTGATCGTAGAAAATGATTCAGATGGTCAACCAATATTAAATCAAAACTTTAAACAACAGACACCTATCGATGAATCTAACGATGGTAAAGATGATGGTGTTCTAAATAACGAAAAATAATAACAAAAATTTGATATTGTGATATTTATATATGAATCACATTTATATCAAAGTACAAACATAATAGGAGTAAATTATGGGATTTCTTAATAATACTACCGTAACTGTAGACGCTATTTTAACGAAAAAAGGTCGTGAGTTGTTAGCGCAAGGTACAGAAGCATTTAACATTACAAAATTTGCACTAGCAGATGATGAGGTAGATTACAATCTATTTGATGTCACACACCCAAACGGAAGTGACTCATATGGTAAGGTAATTGAGAATATGCCTCTTTTGGAAGCTATACCCGATGAAAATCATGTGATGAGGTACAAACTTATAACTCTTCCAAAGAACACTGTTAAGATGCCAGTAATAACTGCCTCAACAGATTCAATTACATTTAGTGTTACTGCTGGATTAAGTCAACCACCACAGTTAGTAACTGCTCTTACAGCAAATGTTCCAGATAGTTCATATACATTTATATTACATGACCAATCTGTTTGTACTATGAATGTCAAAGATGGTGCTGGTAGTGGTGTTGGTGCTACTACACCTTTCTTTTTAGGTGAAGATGATGCTCCTAATAGTAAAACGTTAGTTGCTAAGAATGTAAATATTGGTGTTGGTCAAGGTGTTAATGTAGCAAAAGCTACGCAATTAACTATAATTGGAAATGATACTGGTGCTACTACTTCTATAACTATCACCAACAATGTAACAATAGCATCATTAAGTTAAGGAGTAAATAATGGCCATTTATAAAGATTTTAATATACAACCTGAAAATAGTCTAATTTCAAGCGATGTTGTAACAAATGTGAAAGATACCGTATCTTCAGGAATGTGGGCAGAAGGTGCTAGTTCCATATCCACATTTTTTACATCATCTACACAATCTGGCTCATCCGCTGATTACTACTTAGATGTTTATTCGGCTGATCCACAATCAGACTCAACCGCTAAACCACAATTTTCTGTGGCTTATGGACATTTCAATGGAAGTGGTTCATTGGGTGCTGTAGGTGTGGATGGTGGTAGAGCATCAGCTGCTATATACAGACAATTAACAAATACACTATTAGGACCAGGAGAAGAAAAATTTACTTTTGCTGGTACAGGTGCTAATGTAACTCCTGATTATGTTTACGCTATATCAATAGCTAGACAACAACTTCGTGAGAAGATGGATCCGGGTAATTGGGAATTGCATATAAGTGGTAGTGGAAATAAAAAATACAAATTTATTGACGATAGTGGAGCAACTACAAATCCAACTGTAAATCAAGGTGGTAGGGTATTCAATATCGTTAGTGGCTCTATATCAGGTGGTGTTGTAAGTACACACACCACAGCTGCAGCTCAAGGTAGTGGTGCTTATGGATTATTTTATCCAGACTTGGGTATTTTAGTATTTAACGGACCTGCTCTAAATGTTTCTGCTTCATTAAGTACTAACACTACTTCTAATGCTCTTGGTGGTAATGTTGTAGAGTTCTATGAAGATATAAGAGTGGCTAGTTACTTTCAAGCTAGAAGAGAAGAGGTAATTACCTCACAACATTACTTTTGTAGAGTTCCAAATAAGGAGTTTAACTTTAGTTCTAATCCTACATTTACTTCTGGTTCAAACGGAGATTTTACGGTTTCTTCATTTTTTAAGAATCCCAAAACCTTTGTAACACAAGTGGGATTGTATAATGATAATAATGAACTATTGGCTGTCGCTAAATTGAGTAAACCTTTACAAAAAAATTATTCAAAAGAAGCTATTATCAAAGTTAAACTAGATTTCTAAACTTGGGAGATATAGGTCATGTTTAAAAGACTCGACCCAAGAGACATCAATATAACACCTTTTAGGGCTTACAAAGAGTTCACTGTAACCAATACGGATAGTGGTAGTGGAGTTTATGGTTTTAGAGCTATTAGTTCAAGCGCACATAATTTTAATACTGATACGGCTCCTAAGACAACTTTCGACTCCGCTAGTTTTTATCAAATGCCAAGTTGGTTTATGATTAATCAGATGTACTATAGAGACACTCAAAACAATTTTAATAATTTTGGTCAGAACAATGGTAAACAATACAGGCTACTACAACCATCAGCTTCTATAATTTCAGTATCTAAAGATTTGTATGGAGAAAGAATAAAACCAGGTTCAATAACTTTAAGTGATGATAGCGGTGCTTCTACATTAACAATTAAAGACGATGGAAACGGAAACCTGTATGATAATGCTTTCTCATCGAGCTTTGCTCAGTTTGCTTCAGGTGGATTCTCTGATTCTGATTTTGCTAAATCTACAGGAAGTTTTGTTGGTAATATTTTTTACGAACAAGGAGTTTTAGTATTTACTAATACGGGTTCAAGATTCATAGATATAGGAACTAAAACCGGCACAGATGGTTATAGTCTAAAATATAAATCACAAGTAACTATTAGAGAACACTCATACACATGTNTAATTGGTGAAAATGAAATGAATAGTACTAATAACATATCAGTAACTAAGGAAAGAAGTGGTAGTATTAGTGTATCTGGTTCCGATAGTTGGAAGTTTTTCCCACCTGGTCATGCAACAGCTAAATCAGGTTCTTACAGACATAGTTACGAAGCGACAAACACCTATAATAATTTTGTAACACATTCCGAATTTCAACCATATATCACTAAGGTAGGTTTATATAATGATTTCAACGAATTGATAGCTATAGGACAGTTATCACATCCCGTAAAAAACGATAAAGAATTATCTTTAGCTATAAATGTAAGGTTTGACGCATAATGGGTAAGTTCAAAAAATTAATGGAAGTTTCATCTAATGTAGGTGGATATGGTGCTGATGAGGGAGAACCAGACACAGGTTTTATCAGAGGTGATAAGGAAAGAGTGTTAGGTGGATTAGCTGGAAAACCTGAACCTTGGTTTGATAGGGGTGGTTATAAACAGGTTGAATTTCCTAAAGCTGATTACATCTATGGTAAAGGTGAGGATGAAGATTATGCTGTAGTAAAAACTGCTTACATCAATCAGATAAACAAAGACTTCGAAGCACATTTTGATAGTTGGGAAAACTGGATAGCTGATGAAGACTTTGAACCACAAAACACACAGATAAACGATTCTAAATACAGAAAGGTTATGAACAATTTATTATTAGAAAGGGTAGATTATTTGGATACAGCACAGCAGTTAGTAAAACAATACGGGCTGAAATCAAAGATAAAGTTTACCAAAGGTAGTCAGATGGCAGAATATGTTCCTGAGACGGATACCATAACTCTGAGAAGGTCATACCCATCCATAAAAGAATTTTTAATGACTATACTACACGAAATCAAACACGCATTGGATGCTAAAAGGTTAGGTGTAAGAAAGTACATAAAGAAGTATGTTCAGGCTGGTACGATGGCTACATACAAAGGATTAGACCCACACGATGATAACAAGTGGGAAGAGAAGGCAGAAAGGTTTGCTAAAAAAGAATTATACAAATGGTTGTAAAAAAAATCGTATAATACTTTTTTTCTGTATATATATTATTAATG